CCAACAGCTGTTGCTCTTGCTCTGTCTTCTAATCCTTGCACAACATCACCTACGACAGAGTTATCTAAAAACTGTTCTAATCTAGCGACTGCACTATCTTCAACAGATAAACCTTCTCCTTGTACAGCATCATATATTTCTGCAGCTACAGATGTTAAACCTAATGGTATCTTTACTAAGCCAGATCCAATACCAGCAGCGATAGATACTGCAAGATTTGTGTCATCTGCTGCATTTTTTTCTGGGCCTTTTAGTGAATATGGGTCGTATTTTTCAACAGCCATGATCTCTCCTACATTATTTCGGACAGATCAACCTGGTCTGATATATCAACGAATGAGTTTGCGTCTTTATCGTATCTTACGATTTTATTATTTCTAGCATCTATGTAAACAGCACCGTTTTCATATTTTTTTCTACCAGTAAATTTAAAAGGATTTTTTTCATCTACAGGTAATTCTAATTTGTCTAGTGCAGAAACAATTTTTGTAATGTTTTGTATATATGGAGCAGCTTGTTTAGCAGCGATATCTCCCATTCTATATTCATTCTTTGCAGTTTCTATAGCCGTAACCTCAGGGTCAACTTTTTTTCTAAAAGGACTAGCGTCTTGCGCTGCTTTTTTTAATACAAAGTTAAGTGCTTCATTGTATTTACCAAAAAACTCATTACCCTCTGTTTTTGACATCAACTCTGCTGTTTTTTCAGCAGCAGTTCTATCATCATCTGTTAAAGCTCCTAATGCAAGAGTTGCTTTTGTTTTGTCTGCAGCTTGTTGAGCTCCCATAAATCTTTGAAAAGGATCTCTAGCAGCAGCTGCGGCTGTAGATAATATATTACCTCTTGGTGGTCCTGATGCTAAATTTAAACCAAAGTCTATTAGGAACTGATTTAAATTTGGTTGTGGTGACAAAGCATTTATTAATTGTAGTTTACTTTGTAATCTCTGATCTCTCATTGATCCGACAGGTGCATTCGTTGGTTCTTGATACCTGTTACGCATACCATCCATAATGCCGACATTTTCAACGTCGCCACCCATTTTGAACATAGGTCTTTTTAAAATACGCTTCATCATATTATCTATTAAAATTAATTAATGGTTTACCCGCACCTTTAATTGTGCCGTAGATACCTGCTAGTGTTGAACCTACACCAAGAGCTGTTTGTAATGGTGTTGGGTTAGGTATATTTGTTGTCGTTGTTCTAACCGGATA